GGGTGTAGAGTATATGAATTAGGTGAAAACTGTATTTACGTTGGTTATAAATGCTTTAAAACTAAATTTAATGATGAAGAAGAATATATATATCAAACAATATATAAAGAAGATATTAAATCAATAGTAACAAAAGAACAATTTGAGGCGATAAAATATGAAATCAAATGAAATATGGAAACCAATACCTAATTTTGAAGAACTATATGAAGTAAGTAATTTAGGTAGAGTTAAAGCATTAAAAAGAAAAAAGAATTGCAATAGAGGTTGGGGTTGGATTAAAGAACATATAATGAAAAATTCTACAAATGGTGGCGAATATTATAAAGTCCCATTAACTAACAAAGACCATATTAAAAAATATTATTTAGTTCATAGATTAGTTGCTATTACATTTATTGAAAATAAAGATAATAAATCTGAAGTTAATCATATTGATGGTAATAAACTAAATAATAAAGTTGAAAATCTTGAATGGTGCGATAGACAATATAATATTAAACATGCTTATAAAATGGGATTAAATCCTAGCAAAAAGAAAATGATAGAGTATATAAACTCATTAGAAGATAGAATAGAAAAATTAGAAAAAATTATTGAAAGTATGGAATATAAGTTATGAGTGAAGAAATAAAAAAAGCATTAATAGGGTTAGAGTTTGCAAAAGAAAATGAAGATAATGATTGTTTATTATTTCCTAAAACTGCAAAAACATTATTAGATTACATAACAACATTACAAGAAGAAAACAAAGTTCTAAAAGCAAAACTAGAAATGTATGAAAATGGTGTTTATTATTCTAGTGAAAATGATAAATTACAGGAAAAAATTGATAAGGCAATTGAATGTATCAATTATTATGCAATTGAAAATTCTGATTATGAAAAAATATATAATATTGAAGAAGAAACACTATTAAATATATTAGGAGGTAAAAATGGATAATGATATGGAAATGTATTTAGAAAAAATTTTAAAGAAAACCAATCCTGAAAAATATATAGAAATACTAGAACAAGATAGAGAAGATTTTGCGAAAGAAATTGTAGAATTAAACCAAAAAATAGATAAAGCAATAGAATGTATAAAAGAAAAATTAAATATCAATAGTGGTTATGTTGATTACGATTTTGGAACTGAATTATTAAGACAAGAACTTTTAGACATATTACAAGGAAGTGATAAAGAGTGAATAAAGAAGTTGAAAATTTAAAAGAACATTTATACGAAATATATAAGTATAAAAGAAGTATACAAGGGTTAACTTACGATATGGATATTGAATATTTATTAAGAACTTGCAAAGCATTAGATTATCAACAAAAAGAAAACGAAAGACTAAATAATATTATAAATGAATTAGAAAAGTTAGAATTATACACAGCAGAAGAAGATTATGACTATGAAGAAAACCCAATAGATAAATATGTACCATTTGATGTTGATGATTATATTAAAGAGCTAAGAGGTGATAAAGAGTGAATGATGAACGATTACAAGAACTAAAAGGAGATAGTAGTAATGAGTGAAGAAGAATTAGAAGATTTAAAATGGCAACAAACTGAATATGAAGAAAATATAATTGGTGAATTAGTCAAAGAAAACGAACAATTAAAATCTCAATTACAACAAAAAGACAACATCATAAAAGAAGTAAGAGAATTTATAGAAACTTATAATAAAGTAATTAGAGAAAATAAAATGGTAGAAGAATATGCAAATATTATGACTATACCAGAAGAACTTTTACTAATATTAGATAAGGAGAATAAAGATGAATAAGATAAAGTTTTTATTAAATGGTTGTGATATTTGTTTTGTAGCACAAGCACCAAAAGATATTACACTAGAACAATTATTAAAACAATGTAATAAAATTGAACCTATGTGGTGTGCTTGTGGAATAACTGATAGAGATATAGATGAGTATGGAGAAGTTGAATTAGATATAGATTATGATGGAATATATAAATTAAAAGATGATGTTTCTTGTAATTTAATTGAAAGATAAGGAGAAAAAAAGAATGAGTGAAAGATATAAACAAAAAGAATATGAGTTAAAAAGTGCAATAGATAATATAAACTCTATATCATATATATTTGAAGATTATGTAAAAGAAACAAATGATTATATTGATAGATTATTAGAAGAAACAAAAGAAATAAATGTTTTAAGAAACATCATAAAAGAAGTAAGAACAATTATATATGAACATTTTTGCGGAGATGAAAGACAAATTGGTGATGATTGGTGTTATGACGAATATTGTATATATACTCCAATGGAAAAAGGCGAAGCTAAAGAGCTTTTAGAAATGCTAGATAAGGAGAACTAAATGTACATATTATGGGCAAGAAAAAGAGAACAACCTAATTTTGAATATATAAGTGAATTTGAAAATAAGATACAAGAATATAGTGAAATAGATAAACTAGATAGAAATATATATCAAGAAGCAATAATAGTACACGAACAAGGTTGTGAGTTATATATGGAATTTGATAAACCAAAGGTACTAAGAAAGGAGAAAAATGAAAAACGAGTTATTAAAAATAATTAATCATTATGGAATAATGCCACAATTAAAATACATACATAGTGAGTATTACGAACTTGATGAGGCAATTATAAAAGCTGAACAATATGAGCCTAAATCATTTACTCAAATGAATGTAAATATTGAGTATTATGTAAATCATATAGCAGAAGAAATAGCAGATATAATGGTAATGCTAGAACAATTTAGACTATATTATGGAATAGGTGAAATGCAAATAACTGAAATAATGCAAGAAAAGATAAAAAGACAAATAAAAAGAATAGAGGAAGGAAAGGGATAAATGTGAGAAAAAAGAAAAAAGATGATATAGAAAAACATACTGAATATATGTCACAATTTAAACATAAATGTAAATGCGGACATAATGTGTATATGTCGGGAAGATTTCCAAAAACAATATGTAGTTGGTGTAAAAGAATGAATTATTTAGATGAAAAAGAAGAATTTAAAGAAAAGTTAAAAAGTTCTTTAAATAAGAACAAATATATGATATAATTATATTAAAGATATGGAGGTATATATGAAAAAATTTAGAACATTAAAAGCAAATGAGATTGATTGTAGAATATCACAAATAGCAAGTAATTATTGCACATTATTACTATACAAAGATGCAAGAGTAGACCAAAATATTTTAGATGAAACAGTAGGTGCTATGAATTGGCAAGATAAATATACAAGAGATAATGCTAACTGTATTGTAAGTATTTGGGATGATGAAAAAAAACAATGGGTTGAAAAAGAAAATACAGGAACAGAAAGTTTTGCAGAGGCAGAAAAAGGGTTAGCAAGTGATAGTTTCAAGCGTGCTTGTTTCAATTGGGGAATAGGTAGAGAACTTTATACAGCACCTAATATATTTATAACACCTAGAAAAGATATAAAATATAAAATATTAGTTGATGGTAAACAACAAGAAGTAGATGAGTTTTACAAAAATAGTAAAGATAAATATGAAACAAAAACAAGATTTTGGGTAGAATATATAGACTATGATGAAGATAGAAATATACAAAATTTAATAATAAGAGATAATAAAAATAATATAAGATTTACTTTATTAACACAAGAAAAAGAACAAGAATTACAAGATGATTTGATGACGATGACAAAGTTAATAGAACAAAAAGAAGATAAAAATAATAAATTTGATAGAGGGAAATTTTATCAATACTATAAAGCGACAAGCAATAGTACAATGTTAATAGAGCAAATTAAAGATGCTATTAAAAAGTTAGGTGAAGAATAATGAATATAATAGAAGAAAAAGAAAAAACAATATACAAAAATGAAAAAGATGGGAAAGTATCTTACAGCATAGGTCTATCAAAGAAAAAAGAAGATGGTACTTATGAAAATGGATATATGCCTTGCAGATTTAAAAAAGATGTAAAAATCGAAGATAGAACAAAGATAAGAATAAAGAATGCTTGGTTAGATTTTTATAAAATAGAAAAGAGAACATTAGTATATATATTTATCAATGAATTTGAAAAAGTTGAAGAACCAAAGAAAGAACAAAAAAATACTACAGATGATTGGTACGCAGGTAAAGATATTGTAATACCTGAAGAAGAATTGCCATTTTATTAGGAGATAATATGAATGGAGTTCAATTAAGTTTATATGATATAGAATACGAAAAATACAAAATAACTAAACCAATAAGACTTATAGAACTATTTAGTGGGTATGGTAGTCAAGCATTGGCATTAAGGTATTTAGGAGTACCATTTGAACGTTGGAAGATATGCGAATGGGCTATTAAAAGTATTCAGGCTTATAAAGATATACATTTTACTGATAAGGACATAGAACTAAACTCGCAAAGAACAAAAAAAGAAATGGTAGAGTTTTTATATCAAAAAGGAATATCAAGTAATTATAATGAACCAATGACTAAAGAGCAAATAAACAGATTAAGTGAAGAACAACTTAAAACAATAATTAAGAACATAGCAATAACACACAATTTAGTAAATATACAACAGGTTAAAGGCAAAGATTTAGAAATAGTAGATACCGATAAATATTGCTACATAATGACTTATTCATTTCCTTGTCAAGATTTAAGCCTAGCAGGTAAAGGTAAAGGAATGAGCGATACATCTACTCGTAGTGGTATGTTATGGGAAGTAGAAAGAATATTACAAGAGTGTAAAGATTTAGGTAATTTACCACAAATACTTTTAATGGAGAATGTACCACAAGTGCATAGTCAAGATAACCTACCAGACTTCAACAAATGGAAATTAAGACTAGAAGAACTTGGTTACAATAATTACTTTCAAGATTTAATTGCAACCGATTTTGAGATACCTCAAACAAGAAATAGATGTTTTATGGTTTCAATATTGGGAGAATATAGTTATACATTCCCTAAACCTATACCACTTAAATTAAAATTAAAAGATATGCTAGAGGATAATGTAGATGAAAAGTATTACATTGATGATGATTTATTACAACATATTATTAAAACAAAACAAGAACATCCAGAATATACACAATATGATAGATACAATGGGGCTTTTGAACAATTATGTAGAGTATGGAAAGATAAAGCACCAACACTTCACACAAAAAGCAAAGATATTAAAATATATGAATATAGAAAACAATTAACTGAAACAATATTAAATGTAAAAGATATAGAAAAAACACAAATGTTAGATTTATACAATAGAAATGTTGTACCTAATAATTTATGTCAAACTGTTGATATGGGTTATCATAATTCAATGAGATTATTGGATAAATGTAGAATAAGAAAAATTACCTGTAAAGAAACGTTTAGATTAATGGGTGTAAAAGATGAAGATTTTGAAAATGTTGCAAAAAAACAAAGTGATAGTAGTTTATACCATTTGGCAGGGGATAGCATTGTAGTAAATGTTCTTATGGCAATATTTAAGGAGATGATTTAATGGATATATTAGAAGAAATAAAACAACAACAAATAAGGGTTGATAAAAATGTAAGTAGTTTAAAAAATACGGGTCAAAAGTTTGCAGAAGCCGAAAGAGATTATAAGATAGCAGTAAATAAAAAAGCACTAGAATTAAAAGATGGTGGGATGCCTGTAACATTAATTCAATTAGTAATATATGGTTATCCTGAAATAGCAAGGTTAAGATTTGAAAGGGATAGTGCAGAAGTATTATATAATGCAAATCAAGAGGCTTTAAATGTTGCTAAATTACAATTAAGAGTATTATTAAATCAATATGACAAAGAATGGGGTAATATAGATGGGTAAATATGAAAGAGGTAAAGGAATAGAAATAGTATTTAATGCAATAAAAGAATTTATAAAAGATAATGGATATCCACCATCAGTACGAGAGTTAGGGGAAGTATGTGGATTTACTTCTCCTGCAACTACACAATATTATTTAGATAGATTAGAACAAAAAGGTTATATTTCAAAAGGCAACGGAAGAAATAGAGCAATAAAATTATTAAAATAGGAGAGTGATTTTATGTTTATTTTATTTTTGATATTAACAATAATATGTTTTATTGGATATTATAAAACTATAACAGCTTGGGCAGAAAATAATGATATAAAAGATATGTTTAATTCAATTTTTTGTTATGCAGGTTGGGCAATAGGCATTATTAGTATTGTAATTTTAATATCTGGTATTATAGAAATTAGTGTAGGATATTATGCAAATAAAACTATATCAATATATCAAGAAGAAAACGAAAAAATAGAAAAACAAGTTAATGAATTTGTTAAAATATATATAGATTATGAAAAAGAAACATTAAAAGATTTTAAGCCTGAAACAATTGAAATAATGATTATGACATATCCACAATTAAAAACAAACGAACTTATGTTAAAACAAATTGATGTATACGTGGAAAATAATAATAAAATAAAAGAATTAAAAGAAACACAAATACATTATAATATAGGGAAATGGTTATTATATTTTGGATAAAGAATTTTGTATAATGAAAGACAACCCACCATACTATCGTAATTTTAGATTTAATGGTAGTGAAAGACACGAAATATTTGAAGGCAATGGTGGAAATAGAAAGAAATCAATAGAAGATGGCCTTGTAATATTTATTACGCCACAATTACACAGAATAGATAAACATTCAATACATAAAAATGCAAAAGAGTGGTTATGGTTAAAAGAATTAGGACAAAAGACTTATATGGAATATTACAACAAAACAAAAGAAGATTTTAAGAAAAGATATTATAAAAATTATATTTAAAATAAAAGGAGGCAAAATATGGAAAATGAAATAAAACAAATGGTATATCACAGCAAAAGAATAATTGATTTGCTTTATAAAGGGAAATACAGAAGATATAGTTATTACGTTATGAATTTAGGAACACATCCAACTGCTTATGTAGAAATATCTAAAGATAATTGCTTGTATTTTAAAAGTTATAATGAAATATATGATATGGGATGTGATATCATTGTACACGGGGGATTAACATATAGTAATAAATGTTTATTAATTAGTAATGACACAAAATTAGATAATAGTTGGTTTATAGGTTGGGATTATGCTCATTGTAATGATTTTACAGGTACAGATTTAACATATCCTGAATTTGCAACAGATGGCAAAAAATGGACTACTAATGAAATAATTAAAGAATGCAAAAATGTTATAGAACAAATAATAGAAATTAACGAATTATTTAGAAATAAAATTTATATAAGTAACCCTACAAGTATATCAATAGGAACAAATACTTGGTGTGATTTAGATACTAAATTAGTTGGTAGAATAAAAGCATTAATTGAAGAAAAGAACGAATTACAATTGAAAAACGACAATGCTATTAAATATGTAGAATATCACGATGTGGTTTATAACACGGGTCATATTGATGAAAAACACAAATTTGATAAATCTACAAATCCAAAAGAATTATTGAATATTTTAAAGGAGAATAAATAATATGAAAGCAGAACAAGGGAAAGTATACATAAACAATGAAGGTATATGCGCGCATATAATAATAAATGGTAAAGATATAAGTAAAAATATAACTGAATTTAAGTTGACACAAAAAGCTGGCGAAAGACCAAAATTAGAAATAGTATGTATACCTAAAACATTGGATATTACATTAGAACAATTAAAAGAAATAAAAGTAAAAGTAAGAGATTTTAAGTAGTTGAAAATAATAAAAATATATGATATACTAAATACGAGCTTAGCAGAAATGTTAAGTCTATCGAGAAGACATATATACCAAGAGTATGATATGTCCTGAGGGCGTCTAACGTATACTGGATGCCACTCGTGTTTGACTAATTGTCAGCAAGTTACCGTATAGGTAGCTTTGAATAGATAATGGTAAGGAACAAAATTCACACCAATCGTAAGCATACACGTCCTTTGTAATGCAATATGCCTCTGTATTACATAAATGGTGGTTTTATCTATTCAAAGGTGCTTATAAATTAATAGTACCAAAAATGTGAATACTAAATGCTATCTATTTTATAGGTAGCATAGAGTAGATATATAATGACGGAGACAGCAACTTCGATAGAACGTCTTAATAAGGCAAACCCTTAAAGATAAAGGTAAGTATTGCGATGAGGACTTACTAGATAGCAGTATATACGATATATCTATTCTATGGTGCTTATAACTGCTTATCACAGAAAAAGGATATAAAACAATAAATCTTATATGCACAATTCAACCATAAATGCCCCTTTTACAAAGGACTTTCATATAGCCTCCGTTTGTGGTTGAACTTAATAGGAAATAATTATGTATAATAAATATAGAAACACAAAAGTTATATATGATGGTTTTAAGTTTGATAGTAAAAAGGAATTAAAAAGGTATCAAGAATTAAAATTATTAGAAAGAGCAAAAGAAATAACCGAATTAGAAAGACAAAAGAAATTTATATTACAACCTAGTTATACCAACAATTTAGGAAAACACATAAGAGAAATATCTTATATAGCAGATTATTTTTATTATGATAAAAGAAAAGGAATATACATAGTAGAAGATGTCAAAGGAATAAGAACGGAAGTGTACAAGATAAAGAAAAAGTTATTTGAATATGTATATCCTAACTTAACGATAAAAGAAATATAAAGAGGTTGAAAATGGTAATTAATCAAAGTTGTAATTACAAAGAGAGTTTATACTTCATAAGTGATGTAAAAAGGCATTATGAAGATATTATGCTCTCTTTTTCTGTTTATGGTAAAAATCAAGACAAAAGAAACAAGATAAGAGAAATAAAAAAAGAAATATATAAATTGAATTTTGAACAATGGAAAAAAGATAAATTATGGGAATATATAGTTGATGATATTAAATATGTCGATTTGTGGCGATTTGTATGAGGTAAAATATGAAATTTAAAATGAATAATCACGAATGGGAATTGTTAGAAATACCAAAAGAAGAAATAAAGAGAATATATGAAGAAGAAACACAAGAAGAAACTTTATATGTGTATGGTTTAACAAAATATGACAATCACAAAATATATATAAACGAAGAATTATGCTTTGATATGAAAAGAAAAACAATAATGCACGAATTAATGCATTGTTATAAAGAAGAATATGTATCATTAGAATTAGATAACATTGATGAAGAAACATTATGTAATTTAAGTGCAAATGCACACGATATAATACATAAAATAGTTAAAGATTACTTCAATTAGACAAAATACAAAAATATGTTATAATATATAAGAGGTGATAATATGCCCGTTAGGAAAGTAAAAGGTGGTTATAGATACGGAAAAACCGGTAAAGTATATAAATCACGTAAGAAAGCAATAAAACAAGGACAAGCAATCGCTATATCTAAAAAGAAAAGGCGTTGATATTATGAACATTAATCAAGCAATAAATAAAATGCTATTAGTATTATCACAAAATAAAGATGTATTCTATTTAGAAAAAAGAACTTACAAAAAATGTATGTGTTATAAATCTTATCTTATTAAAATTAATGGAGCAGTTAAAACATTTGATAGAAAAACCGATTTACTAATGTATTTGAAAGGAATGATATAATTGGCTAAATTAACCGATGCACAAAAACAAAAAATTATTGCCGATTATGTTTGTAATCAAAATAATTGCGAAACCGCTAGAATGAATGGTGTTAGTGAGTTTACTGTTAGAAAAATTGTTAAAGAAAGTGACCAAAATGAGTTATCGAAAAAACTTGAAGAAAAAAAATTAAAAAACACCCAATCTACAATAGAATATATGAATGAGCAACACGAAACAAAGAAAAGAATACTAGATAAAATATTAAAGGCAATTGAAATAAAAGCCGATGATGTAGACTTGCTTACAAATATAAAAGATTTAGCAACTGCTTACGGAATAATATTAGATAAAGAATTAAAAGTATTAGAATTACAAAAAGATAACGGAACTATTAATAAAGAATTATCTAAAGTTGAGGAATTATTACAAAAGATAAATGATGAGGCGCAAAAATGATACTAAGTGATAAGCAAAAAGAATTTATAAGAAACGCTAATCATAGATTTAATTTAAAAGTAGGTGCAAGACGTTGTGGTAAAACCTATTTAGATAATCTTTATATAATACCTAAGCGAATAATAGAAAGAAAAGGTTTAGACGGCTTATATTGTATATTCGGTGTATCTAAAGGAACAATAGAAAGAAATGTATTGCAACCTTTAAGACAAATATACGGCAAAAATTTAGTAGGGACTATTAGTTCTAATAATACGGCTAAATTATTTGGTGAAGAAGTATATTGTTTAGGATGCGAAAAAGTAAATCAAGTATCTAAGATACAAGGAACATCGATAAAGTACGCCTACGGGGACGAAATAGCCAAATGGAATGAAGAAGTATTTATTATGATACAAGCATCATTAGATAAAGACTATTCTTGTTTTGATGGGGCATTAAACCCAGAAAATCAAAGTCATTGGCTAAAGAAGAACTTTATAGACTTAATAGATGAAAAAGAATTAGATGTATACATACAACATTACACGATATTTGATAACCCCTTTTTAAGCAAAGAGTTTGTCGATAATCTTTGCAAAGAATACGCTGGGACAGTTTATTATGATAGATTAATACTAGGGCAATGGAAAAATGCCGAAGGAATAATATATAGACAATTTGCGGATAACCCTAGCATATACATAAAAGATAAACCGGTAGATGATAAAGGGGATAAAATAAACTTTATGATAGTATCTTTAGGAATAGATTACGGGGCGACCGAAGGTGAAACGGAATTTAAAGCAACGGGGATAACGCCTTACTTTAGGCAAGTCTGGACAATAGATGAAGAAAAACTAACCGGTTTACATTCACCTGAAGAAATGTATCAAAAGTTTGTTGAATTTTATAATAGAGTAGTGAACGAATACGGCAAAGTAACACACGCATTTGCCGATTATGGTGCATTAGGGCAAGTAATAACATACGGAATGAATAGATATTTGCAACAACATAACATACCTATACAAGTGCAAGACTGCATTAAAGGACGAATAATTGATAGAATTGAATTAGATTGTCATTTATTCGGTCAACAAAGACGATTTATACTAAAGAAATGCAAATACTTAATAGAAGCGTATAGTGAAGCGTTATGGGATGAAAAACATCAAGATGAAAGACTAGATGACGGAACAACACCGATAGATGATTTAGATGCTAGTGAATATTCAATGTTTCCGTTTTATGATAAATTAATGTTAGAAATAAAGGGAGGATAAGATGAAGTTAGATAAATTTTTACAAGATAAATATAATTATAATCCTGATGTAAAAAATGTAATAAAAACATATATAGACCAATGGAAAAGTTGGTATAAAGGAAATGTAAGAGATTTCCACAATTATTTTATTTATAATGGTAAAACAAAAATAAAACAAAAAAGATTTACAATGAATATGCCGAAACAAATAAGTGAGGAATGGAGCGATATATTATGGAGTGAGAAATGTAAAATATCGCTTAAAAATGAAAATTCACAAAAAGAATTTGATGAATTAACAAATAATCTTGATTTATATGCAATAATTAACCAAGCATTAGAAAAAAGTGGAGCATTAGGAACTGAAAGCACAGTAGTTAGTGTATATGACATTATAGAAAATGATGATGGAATGTATTTAGATGTATCAAATGCTAAAACAAGGGTAGATTTAGTTGATGCGGATTGGGTTTATCCTTTAACTTGGAACAATAAAGAAATAATAGAATGTGCATTTGGTAGTGTTGAATATATTAAAGGAAAAAAATATATAGTGTTATCGGTACATAAAATAGGTGATGATGAAAACTATCATATATATAATCATTTATTTAGCGATACAAATGGTAACTTAACTGAAATAGAACTTAAAGATACGATGAATGATTTTAACACATTATCAAATATAAAATGGTTTAGTGCATTCAAACCTTTATTAACAAATAATTTATTTAATAATAGTCCTTTTGGAATACCACATTATGCAAATGCTATTGATAAGTTAAAAGCCGTTGATTTAGCATTTGATGGTTTACAAAATGAATTAAGATTAAGTCGAAAAAGATTATTTGTAAGAGCTGATATGTTTAATTATGATGATGGACAACAAAAAATGGTATTTGACCCTAATGATACATCAATATATCAATTGCCGAAAGGTGCGACAAAAGATGATATGATACAACCTGATGCAGAGAATTTAAGAGCAGACCAATATATAGAAACATTAAATACAGGATTAAATATATTAGGTGATGCTTGTGGTTTTGGGGAAAATCATTATCATTTTGATGGAACTAATTTAAGCACTGCAACGGCAGTAATAAGTTCTAATAGTAAATTATTTAGACGCAAGAAAAAACTTGAAATAGGTTATGAAAGTGCCATATATGATTTAGTAAAAGCAATATGTTACGCATCGAGCAAATTTGGTAAATATAATATAGATACAACTGATATGGTAATACAATTTGATGATAGTATTATTGAGGATAAAGAAGCAGAAAGCAATAGAGCATTAAGAGAATTAAGTGCAGGTGTATTAAGCAAAGAGGAATATCGAGAAAAAATATTTGGTGAAACACCTGAAATGGCAAAGAAAAACATACAAGAAATAATAAACAACGAAACAAGTTTACAAGACCTTATGGGAATTAATGGGGGTGCTGAATAATGAAATTAATAGTAAAACCACATAAAATAGAAATTGCTAAAGAGCCAATAAACGAAAAAGAAATTAACATAACAAGATGTGAATTTGAATTTGCCGATGAAATTGGAAACGACTTTGTTAAAGAGGCATTCTTTACTTACAATGGAGCAACTTACAAAGAAATAATCGTAAATAATCAATGTGATATACCTTATGAGGTACTTATAGAAAAAGGACAAGTAGAATTAGGTGTTGTTGCTTATAAGATAGAAAACGATGTTGAAATAAAAAGATATAACCCAAGTCCTGTATACTTTAATACGTGGGATGGTAGTTTAAAAGAACAATACGAAAATAGTGAACCTATAACACCTACCGACAAAGAACAAATAGAGCAAATAGTTGCTGACGCAGTTAATTCGGCAAATACTGCCGTAGAAAATGCAAATATAGCTTTAAATCAAGCAAATAATCTTGATTTGGATGTATCAAAAGAAGATAAGACGGCAACAGTAAGCATAACTAAAAAAGACGGAACACAAAAGTCAGTAAACATATTTGATGGTGTAAGCCTACAATTTATGTGGAGAGGTACATCTTTAGGTGTAAAAACCGATGATATGGAAGAGTATGTATTCGTAGATTTACAAGGAATACAAGGACAACCCGGGCCTCAAGGTGAAGCATTTCAAATTAAAAAGACTTATGCTACTACTCAATTAATGATAGCCGATTATGACAATATGAATATAAACGACTACGTAATGATAAGTGGAGATATAGAAACACAAGAAAATGCAACATTATGGGTAAAGACAGAAACGGAAGACCCAACATATAGATGGGTATATCTAGCAGACTTTAGTGGAGCAAGTGGTATTCAAGGAGAAACAGGAGCTACACCACAAATAAGCATTGGTACAGTTACAAGTGGGGAAACACCAAGTGTCACTATAAGTGGAACTGCAGAACACCCAGTATTTAACTTTGTATTAGTAAAAGGTGACACAGGTGCAACAGGTCAAACTGGAGCAACAGGAGCAACAGGAAACGGAATATCAAGTATAGAACAAACAAGTGCAACAACAAGTGAAAAGAACTTTAGAATAAATTATACAAATGGTGGTCACTTTGATTATTCATTAGAAAATGGTGAGGTAACACAAAACCAATTAGATGAGGTACAAGCAGAGTTAGATAGATACAAATTAATAGAAAATGCCTTACCACACGTAAGTGGAACAGGAACATCTATTATGATAGATAATACTGCAAAATCACCAATGAGCCTAGACCTAGCACCAAGTGAATTAGAACAAGATACTACAACAGGAAAAAACTTATATAACAAATATGGTGATTTTAATTACCCTACTAATGCATACGAAAATGCAACTTCTTTACAAGCTGATGGAACAATTAAAACAACTGCAAATGCACAATCCAATGCTTCAAGAGGTATTAGATTATCATTAAAACAAAATACAACTTATGTATTAAGTGGTAAATTAGTTTCTTCAACAGGAACAGGTATGAGCAATATTGCAAGAGTAAGGACAATGGGTTATGGTTCAAATTGGTCGGCAATAGTTGATTACAGTATAGGAACAACAGGTAATTTTAGTTTTACTTTTAATAGTGGTGATAAGACTGACTGGTTTATTTCATTAAATGCTTTAGGAACAACAGGTGGAGATTATGAGGCAATATATGATGAAATACAAGTAGAAGAAGGTAGCACTGCAACAACATACGAGCCATATAGTGGTGGAATAGCTCAACCAAATCCAAGTTATCCAAGTGAAGTACATAGTGTTAGTGGGGATAATAGTATAGTATTGCAAAATAAGAATTTATTAGATAGAACAAAAGCCACACTAGGCAAAAGTATTTATAAAAGTGGGACTATGCTTAATGATACTAATAGTGATGTATCAGACTATATAGACGTTGGTGGGATATCATCAGTTGTAATTAGTTTTACAACAAGTTTAGATAGTTTTAGTTGGGGAATATGTTGTTATGATGAAAATAAAAATGCTTTAAGTGATTATGGTGCTAATGGTGTAGGAAAAAGTGCAGCAGCAAGTGGTAGATTAGTACAAGACCTTATCACAAATAATATAAAATATTTAAGATTTAGTTATCCAAAAAATAGCACAGATGTAATGATAGAAGTTAATACTACTAAAACATCATACTTACCACACCAAGAACAAGTAAAGCCTATTACATTACCTGTAGAGAATAAATTTAATGTTAATGGTACATATACAAATACAGGTTGTAATGCGTCTGTTAGCAATGGAGAAATAACACAAACTAATACAGGTACTTATTCAAGAACAACTTGGACGATAAGCGATTTGATAGTGGGAGAAAAGTACACATTAAGTTTTTCTTATGAAAATAATAGTTCATCAACAATACAAGCAATGATAAGAAATAGTACAGATGACACTACAATTACTTATACAGAAGCCACTACTAATACAAGTGGAAAAGATAGCTTAACATTTACTGCAACAGAAACAACACATAAAATTAGATTATATTCAAATGCAACAAATACAAGCAATTCAACAGTAGTCAAGTTTAGCGAAATACAATTTGAACCAGGAGATAAAGCCAACTCATATTGGGCTTATGGAACAACACCAATAGAATACTGCAAAATAGGAACATATAGTGACCACTTCTTCAAAGCAGTAGATGGAGATAAAATATACGATACATTAGATAGTGCTACTAAACAGACTTTAACAAGTGGTAAATGGTATATACAAAAGAATATTGGAAAAGTAGTATTTGATGGAACAAGAACGTGGTCAGTTGTATCAACAGGGGAAACACCTTATTATAGATATAGATATGTAACAGAAGCTGTTGCTTCTAGTACAACAGGTTTATATTGTAATATGTTCAAACAAGGTAATATTTCAACAACAGGAAGTGTACTTGGATGTACTGTATTTTCAACAGGTGAAGTAAGAGCAAGAGAACAAACAATGCAAACTGCAGAAAATTGGATGACTTATTTAGGAACACATAATATGATTTTATACTACGTTTTAGCCACTCCAACATACATACTACTAAACGATACATTACAAGCACAATTAAATGACATAAAAGATACACTATTAAGTTATCAAGGACAAACTAATATAACACAAGCTAACAATGACTTGCCTTTTGTGATGACAGGTAGGGCTTTGAGAGATATGAGTGATATATATAATTTATAAGAAGTGATTAAATGAAATATGAAATAAGTGATGAAGTTTTAATTGAAAGATTAGTAGGTAGAGTAGAGAACGGAAACACATTTATATTAAAAGAAATTGGTAAGACAATAGGACTAATAAGAAACTTAACACCAACACGGGCATATCAATTACAACAAATGATTAAATATGGTGCTAGTTATCAAACAATAATTGAAAGATTATCAAAAATAACAAATATAAATCTTAATGAAATAGACAAGATATTTGAAAATTATGCAAAAAAAGATTATCAATTTGCCAAAAAGTTCTATGATTATAAAGGTATAGAATATATACCATTTGAGAACTTCACATTATTAAATCAACAAGTAAAAGCATTATCAAGAATGACAAAGATAGCATATACTAATTTATCAAATACAAGTGCAATAGGTTTTACAATAAAAGATGCTTTTGGTAATGTAAGATTTAAAAATATAAGTGATGCTTATCAATATGTAGTAGACCAAGCAATATTAAGCATATCACAAGGAAAAGACACATTTGACCATCAAATGGAAAGCATATTAAAAGATTTAGGTAGTGGTGTAAAAGTATTAGATTATCAAAGTGGTAGAACAAGAAGATTAGATAGCGCTTTAAGAATGAACTTACGTGGTGGTTTAAGACAATTACATAATGAGGTACAATCAATATTAGGTGAAAGTTTTGGAGCAGATGGTATTGAAATAACAGTACACGAACACCCTGCACCAGACCACGAAGATGCGCAAGGAAAACAATTTACTATTGATGAGTTTAACAAATTACAAAAAATAGGTGTTGCAATGACTTACGATAGAGAAAGAATAAATATGCATTACGAATGGAAAACAAAAGAAGCAATGACTGTATCATTTAGACCTATAAGCCAATATAATTGTTATCATAATGTAAGATACATTGTTTTACGTGTAAACAAGCCGCAATATACTGATAAAGAACTAGACGAAATTAAATATCGAAATCAAAAAGGTTTCGATTATGAAGGTAAACATTATTCCTTATACGAAGGAACGCAATTACAACGTAAAATAGAAACTGAAATAAGAAAACAAAAAGATATTCAAATAATAGGAAAAGAAGCAAATAATAATCTTGTAGTATTAGAGGCACAAGATAAAATAACGCAATTAACTGATAAATATAGAGAATTAAGTAAAATAAGTGGTCTACCAACAAAAATGCAAAGAACAAGAGTAACAGGATATCATAGAAAAGCAACAGGTTATAGAAAAGTAAAAACACTTTGATTTTTTATAAAATTATTATATAATATATTTGGAGGTGTATTATGGAAGAAAAGGAAATAGTGATGATACCATTTGTAGCACACGAAAGTGCTATGAATAGAATGGAAAGAGCAAATAAAAGACTATGGATAACAATAATCATATTAGTAATAGCATTTTTCATTTATTTATTGGTACCAAATGAAATTGTAGATGAAACACAAAGCATTGAAGATACTAATAATAGTGAAATTCATCAAAGCATTGGAGAATAATGGCAAGAGCAAGACAAAGAAGAAGAATAATAAGAAATAATAAAAGAAGAACTATTATAAGAAGAAAAAGAAGATAATGGCTCAATCAAGACCAAAATTAACTGATGAATTATATTCAATGCCTAATGAAAAATGGGAATATATTATAGATAATTATATAAAAGATGAAGTCGAAAGAAAGATAGCAAAACTTTATTATTTACAAGGATGGACACAAGTCGATGTAGGAGCAGAAGTTGGCTATTCTCAAAGTTCTATAAAAAGGAAACTACCGAAAATATTAAATATAATAGAAAAGAACTCTAAATGAACTCTATGTGAACAACAAGGGTTCTTTTTTTATGCTTTAATGTAAGTGAAAAGGAGAGATAAGACTTATTAGAATATTTTAAAACAATATTTGAAAAGCACTCTTTTTTTCTATTTTATAGGAGGAAATTATGTATAACAACCCATATCTTAATTTGTATAATACACAAGCAAGTATTGATAGCCTTAATGATAAAATAAATAATTTAGAAAAAATAAAAGCACAATTACAACAACCACAACAGCCAACAAATTTTACACAAAACTTTCAACTAGCACCAACAAGTAGAGATGTTATAAGATATGCAACCTCTATTGAAGAAGTTCAAAGAGATATGGTAATTGGCGATACACCATATTTTAGTAAAGATATGAGTGTTGTGTGGATAAAGAATATTAAGGGCGAAATCAAAACATACGAATTAATCGAAATTATACCCAAAGATGATAAAGACTTACAAATAGAATTTTTACAATCACAAATTGAAGAATTAAGAAAAGAGATGAAAAATAATGATACAAATGTTACAAATGCTAATGCAAAACAAGATACAGCAAGTACCACAGAATATGATGAACCAAATGGAGAAACAATTAAAAGCACGAAACCCACAAGCATTTCAAAAATATCAACAAGCAAGAAAGGATAATAACCCACAAGATTTATTAAATGAAACAATAAATAACTTTAACCCACAGCAAAGACAACAATGGGATAACTTTATGAATATGTTTAATCAAGGTATTAACACAAAATAGTGTTGATATAAAAAATATTTAGAAAGGAGAAAAAATTATGAATGGAAATTCAGGAATTGTTCCTACAGTTGATTTAGCAACTAATAACAATAATGGTTACGCTTATCCTGTAATGCCTATGATGGGAGGATATGGTAATGGTTTTGGTGGCTATGGTGGAGATTGGATATGGATAATTTTATTGTTTGCCTTATTTGGTGGTTGGGGAAATAACGGAAATGGTGGTTTCTTCAATGGTGGTTTTGATAATGGATATGCTTGGCTATCAAATGGTCAAAAAGAAATTATGCAAAACACTAACAATGGTTTTAACACTTTACAATTAAGCAACGATATTCAAGATGTTACTAATGGTATAAATTCATTATCTAATCAATTATGCAATTCAACTTACACAATAAATGATAGCATTAAAGATGGTTTTTATGGTTTAAATACTACATTTTTAAACTGTTGCTGTGAAAATAGACTTGCAACGCAAGATTTAAAAGCAACCATTATTAGTGAAAACTGTGCAGACCGTGAAGCATTAAGTAATGGCATTAGAGATATTATATCTAATCAAACTGCAAGTACACAAAGAATATTAGACCAATTATGTCAAGATAAGATTGATGCTAAAAATGAAAAAATTGCTGATTTACAAAGAGAAATCTTAATGAAAGATTTACAAGCAAGTCAAGTAGCACAAACTGCAACATTAAGAGAAAATAATGCTGTTGTTGCTAATCAATTAGTTAGTGAGTTAAGAAGTTGTCCTATTCCTGCTCAACCTGTATATGGAAATACTCCAATATTTACTTGCAATGGAAGTGGTGGATGTGGATGCACAGGAACAACAAGTCAATTTATTTAATAGCATAGAGTAGAATACTACATACTCGATTACGAGAACTTGCTAAAAGGTCGGCGACATAAATGTCGGTGACATAGAGGATAGGCAAGTCTTATCCTCTTTTATTTATGAAAGGAGAACATTATGTTAGAAAAATTAGAAAATAAAATAAAAGAAGAAATGGAAAAGGTATTTGTAAGAGATGATTTAAGTTTAGAAGATGTAAAAATATTGATAGAAATAAAAAATAGTTTAGAGATGAAAGATTTTTTGAAAGAAAGTATGTCTTTAAATAATAATCAATTTACACCTATTCCATTAGAAATTAAGGAGGTAGAAATAAAATGATAGAAACAATTATAAATGAACCATTAGCATTGCCAAGTAATGCAAGTCCAATAACTTTTGATGAAACTGATATAAGAACTAGATGTGCTACTTGTTGTGGTTGGTTAGATTATTCAAATGGTAATCCTAACTTTAAAATATTTGGAAATGGATATACAGGATATTATGATGTAGAATTTAGTGCCTCTGTAAGCACTGCAACTGCTGGAGTAGTAGCAATAGGTTTATTCCAAGATGGTGTTTTAATTCCTGATACTATAAGAGCTGTAACAATTGATGCTGCTGATGATTATGAAACAATCTCATTTGACAAAAAATTAAGAGTATGCCCTAGAGGAACAACAAACGTAAGTGTAAGAAGTGTTTCAAGTCTACCAACACCAACTGACCCAACAACACCAATATCAACTACACAAGCAATTATTACAAATGCAACATTTAGTATAAAACGAGAAAGAATATAATGAACAATAGATTAGATTTAACTTCGTTAATATTACAAATATTGAGTTTAGATTTAATATCAAAAGACTATAACAATAGTGATTTAATGAATGAATTACAACATCAAAATAAAGAATATTTAGAAAAAATAATACAACAAAATAATGAAATAATAGACCTTTTAAAGAAAGGAGGAAACATTAATGGAAGACAAAGTAATCAAAAAAGTTGAAGAAAAAATACAACATATACTTGATGAAGATATTAATACTAATAATTTAGATAATTTAGTAAAATTAAGCAAAATAAAGCATTATATGAAGGAGGATAAAGAAATGTACGGAAATTATGGTGCAAGAAGACCAGGATATGATAGTTATGGTCGTTATGGTGAAAATTATGGAAGAGATACTTATGGGCGTAGAGGTTATGATATGAAATATCGTGGATATGACCATATAGATAGAATAGGAAATGAATATGGAAGATATATGGAAAACCGAGAAAGATATGGGCATAATGAAGAAACTGATAAATCATTTGAATATATGGTTAAATCATTAGAAGATTTTGTTAGGTATTTACACGAAGAGGCAGATACACCACAAGAACATCAAATGTTAAATGAAGTTTTACAAAGAAGTATGAGATAGTATGTATCAATTTTACAATGCAAATGCTTTAAATAAATATGAAGATGACTGTGTTATAAGAGCAATAAGTTGTGCTACAAATAAATCGTGGGACTATGTATATAATTATTTAAGTGATATAGCACAATATGAAGGGACTCTACTTGATAAAAGAGAATTTGTAAGAAACTATTTAGATAGAACCTATCAAAGGTTAAATGGAATTAAAGGAAGTGTTGGATATGTATCTTCACAATTTCCTAACAATATTTTATTAATAACTATGCGTGGTCATATTGTTTGTTCAAAATATGGAATAATATATGACACATTTGATTGTAGAGATAGACAAGTAGAAGATGTGTGGCTAATAAATTAGAGTGTATTTTACACTCTTTTATTTTTGTGTTATAATATATGTAGGTGAGTTTATGATACCAAAAAGAATTATATATTGCTGGTTTGGTGGCAAAGAAAAGCCACAAAATGTAATAAATTGTATGAATACTTGGAAAGAAAAATTACCAAGTTATGATTTTTTAGAAATTAATGAAAATAACTTTAATATAAACTTTAACAATTACACAAAAGTTGCTTATGAAAATAAAAAGTGGGCGTTTGTAAGTGATGTTGCTAGATTATGGGCTTTATATGAATTTGGTGGTATTTATATGGATATTGATGTTATTGTTTATCAAAGTTTAGATGACTTTTTAAAATATGACTTCTTTTCAGGGTTCGAACAACCACACTATCCAATAACTGCAACAATGGGAGCAAAAAAAGGCAACGCATTAATAAAAGAAATGTTAGACGTGTATAATACAAAAGAATTTACAACACACGAAAATTGGCACGAATATGAAACAAATACAATGATAATGAGTGATGTGATAGGCAAATATTTTGATAGGGATAAAATGGAATATCAAGTAAGAGATAATATGGCTATATACCCTAAAGAAACATTTTGTTCTCATAAAGATTTAGACGAAAGGGTATATACAAAGCATTGTATGTTCGGTAATTGGGGAGAATGAAAAAAATAA